GGTTATGTTGTCCCCAACGGAGATTCTTAACCTGGACAAAAATACCAGGAGGCGCATGATGGCCCAAAAGAATGCCTTTCACGATCCGATCACTGGGATCTTGGTCTGCTGGGGATACGTCGAGACAAATAATCCCGGCGACATCAAGATTCCCGTCTCCGAAGACTTCAACCTGAAGCCGGGCGAGCACCGATGGGACGGAGCCAAGCACGTGCCGTACATCAAGCCTGCTCCGCCCGCCGACCCGAAAGATCAGGCCAAGGTGGACCTCAAGGCTCTGGACCCGAAGAATGCGACCGTCGAGGACGTGCTGTTGCTACTCAAGACGATTCTTTAACTGTTGGTGGATCGTACCGCCTTGAGTGGCGGGACCTCCAGACGATCCCTAACGACCGAGGCGAGAATCCCGGCGCCAGCACGTTTCGAGGGGTGATATGAAGATACTTCAAAGGTTGTTTTACTTGGTTGCGCACAAGCCCATTCTCCGCCGCTTGCAGATTGGAGAAACTATCCGGGTCGGTGACTGGTGTTGTGATCCGCGTAGTCCGAAAGCCGTCAAGGTTATATGCCGAAACGACTTTTCCATAACAACAAGCCATCACCCACATTACCGAATAGAAGAAAGCGGAAAATTCTAAAGGTCATACCAGAGCTTTCTTTCTAACTTCGCCCCTTCGCACGTTTGGGGTGAGGAGCCCCCATGCCGTTCGACTTTACCCTGCACGACGACGCATTTGACATAGACCCGTTCATTCTGAACGACCTGCCGTTCGACGCCTACTATCCGCTCGAACTGGTTGCAACTCATGTCATGTCCGGTGGTGCCCAATCGGGTGGGTCCGCACTCTTGCGCATGGTCCGACTCTTCACCGGATCAGGCGGAGGCGTTAGTGGCGGGGCTGCCGCATTTGTCAGAACCAACACGTACACCATGCAAGGTGGGGCTATCGCTGGTGGCTCCGCCACGATGGTCTATGTCCCGGCACAACCTCAACCACAACCCCAGCCTTCGGGTGGTTGGTATCCAAGCATCCCGTTCCACGTCCCGATGCTGCCCGCAGTCAGACCAATCAGAATCTACCGCTACACCATGCAGGGCGGCGGGGTGGCTGGTGGGTCTGCGGGAATGCAGTATTCCCCTGCACACCAAGGCTCCGGTGGGGCGCTTGCCGGAGGGGAAGCAGGGCTTCAACTCACTCGGACGTTCGCCTATGTGTGTGCGCCGTCTGACATCTTCCGGCCAGGTGGCTCAGCCATCATGCGAATCGTTCGACGGTACGAGTCGGAACCGCAGGCAGTCGTTGCCGGTGGGTCGGCGATCATGAGACGCGGCCGCGATCCGGACTGTCAGCGCAGGGATCAGGAAGACCAGGACCTTCTGCTGTTGAATGTTCTCGGGGTCCTGTGATCCGAACCAGTGGGGAGAGTTTATGCCCGAAGCAAAGCCGATAACCAGCTTGCAGCAACTCATCAAACTTGCCCACTGGATGTTCGACCTTGCCCGTGGAAAGTATTATGGCAGCGTCGAATTGACCTTTCAAAACGGGAGGATAGTGAACATTCGGCAAGGGCAAACCCACAATCCAGAAAATATCCTTGGAGAATAAAAAACCCTTGCAATGAGCGAAGGCATGTTTGTAGTGTGAGATCGTCAATCAAATAGACCGGCTCACGGAACAACCGAGGCCGCGTGGGATCACACCCTGCGCGGTCTTTGTGTTTGTCTGGTTTAACCGAACGATTGTACGCCGGGGACGAACAGTACAGGAGGTCTCGCATGAGGAAGCTCTTTCCGTACCTGATCGAGAAGCGAGGCGACCGTCCGCTCCTGGGCCTCGACTGCCCGGCCGGATTCGTTCGACAGGCAGGCAACCCGGAAGACCGCACACTGGAGTTCATCGGGTCCACTGAGGACTCGGACCGCTACCGCGAGATCATCAGCGTGGGCGGGTGGGACCTCAAGGCATACCGCCTCAACCCTGTGTTCCTGTTTGGTCACGACTACTACAGTCCGCCCATCGGTCGCGGGATGAAGGTCTGGAAGGACCTGGACTCCGAACCCAAGCGGCTGATGTTCAACATCAAGTTCGCCAGTCCGGAAGAGTTCGACTTCGCCGACACGATCTACCGCCTATATCAGGGCGGCTACATGAACGCGGTCAGCGTGGGATTCCTTCCGACGAAGTGGGAAGAGAACCAGGAGTTTGACGAGAAAGACCCCAAGTCCGCCTGGCGCATCTTCATGAAGCAAGAGCTTCTGGAGTTGTCCGCTGTTGCCGTCCCAGCCAATCCCTATGCCCTGGTCAACGCCCTCCAGAAAGGTGTGGTCCGCGAACCGGAGTTCAACCGGCTGAAGACGCTGGGGGTCCATGTTGAGCGCGAGGTCATTGACCTCAGCACATACCCGCAGATCGGTGGGGACGCAGTCGAAGACGATTCGGAAATGCTTCCTGCCACGAATGCTGCGGTCATCGCTCAGCCAGCGCACCGGTACTTCTGCGGGAAGTGCCTGGCGGAGATGTCCGGACCGGGATGCACCCACTGTGCGGAGTGCCGGAAGGTGCTGCCGGTGGATGCACTGACCGAAACGCCCACTCCAGAGATCACCCAGCACTGGTTCGATGATCCAGACCTCAATAAGATCAAGAATACCTGCGTTATCCCCTACGTGCAGACCGAGTTCGGCGGATCGCGGTTGATCCTTGTGAGTCCCGAATTCATGGAGAGCCTGGGTCAGACCAACGGGGCAACGATTGAGTGGCAGGACTCGGAGCCGTACCTCCGTGAGCAGATCATCCTTGCGGGGCTCCGGCTGTTGAAGGCCAAGGTGTTCGGCGAACTCCCGGAAGCGCGGCAAGATGCCATCCTCTGCGGGACGCCCGACGAATACCGGATTGACCCGCTGCTCCACGATGATCTGGCCTCCGCACTCTTCAGCGCCGTGATCGGGGGACCGGTCGAGGTCAAGGCCGGGGCCGTGCTCAACAAGCGGAACCTCGCCCGCGTGAAGGCGATCAAGGGTTCGGCGGAGGAAATCCTGGCAGAAGCAGAGCCCGCGAAAGAGGACGAGCCGGTCGTGCCGATCATCAATGACGATGATCCGACCGTGGTGACCCTGGTCCCTGTGACCCCTCCCGTTCCGGAGAAGTGTCCAGGGGACTCTCGGCCAGCGTGTCCGCCAGAACTGGAGATCGTTGAAGTAGTGGAAGAGAAAGACACAATGCCCCCAGCCGGTGACGGCTGGGCCACGAGTGATCCGAACATTCCCGATGCCCACGGCCTCATCGAGTTTGTCGAATCCACCCCACCCCAGGCGGCCGAGGAGCCGGTTCTGGAGTTGCTGCCCGCCGTGGCAGACGGTGGGACCCCTCAACCCGTCGCTCCCCATTCGCCGCAAGGCCAAGGGGACACCGTGCTGGAGTTGGACGCCAAAGGTGCAGATGGCCTGGCGTCCGTCGTAGCGAACATCGTTCGGCAGACCTTGGCCGAAGCGACCGGCGATGTCCGGTACGCGGTCAAGGGTGCGAAGCGGAGGTAGTGGAATGTCTGAGACTCTGAAGCTGACGATGGAGCAGTTGCTCGAAATCGTCGCAGCCAAGGTGAAGGCTGCCGTGGACTCCCTGGGGCTGACCAAGGTGGATCGCAAGTACGCCATCCACCCGTCTCAGGATGAGGTGACGGGCCGGTCGCCCCTCACCCCGGAGCGGAAGATGGGCGTTGCCAACTTCCTCCGTGGCCTGCTCATTCCGGATGCTCGGTTCACCGAGATGAAGGACGAGCACGGTCAGAACTACGGCGCCTACTGGAAGGACCTGAGCGTCGGCACCCCCTCGGCCGGTGGCTACTTGGTTCCGACCGAGTTCCGGGATCAGGTCATCATCGCCCTGGAGAAGATGCCTGTCCTGCGCAACCTGGTCTCCGTGTTCCCGATCACGGCCAAGGACGAGATTCCGACCGTGGCTACCAAGCCTGCTGCCTCGTGGGGATCGGAGAACACCGACTGGTCGTCCAGCGATGCTGCCTTCGGAAACGTCCTGCTGACCAGCAACCTGCTCAAGGTCCTCACCAAGATGAGCCGGAAGTTTGCGGCCAACTCCCGCGTGGACATCGTGGCGCTTCTGGCCAACCTGTTCGCCGTGGCGTTCGGGAAGGCGGAGGACCTGGCGTTCGTGACGGGGGACGGTTCCGGCAAGCCCAAGGGGTTCCGCCAGGAGACCGTGACCAACGTGGCACAGTCTGGGGCGAACCTGGTTGGTGATGACCTGATCGAACTGTACCACGCGCTGCCGGAGGCGTACCGGATCAACGCCACGTGGCTCATGCACGACAGCGTCTCCAAGAAGATTCGGAAGTTGAAGGAAAGCACCACGGGCAACTACCTGTGGGTTCCGGGACTGGCCGGTGCGCCTTCCACGATCCTGGGCCGCCCGGTGGCCATCCAGAACGACATCCCGACCAACCTCGGCGCGGGCTCGCCCGGCGTGGAGTCGGAAATCTGGTTCGCCGACATGAAGTTCTACTATGTCGGTGACGACGAGACCATGGGCATCGAGGCGACCACGGTTGGTGGCGCGGCCTTCGGCTCCCACCAGTTGCACATCAAGGCGTGGGAGGAGTTGGACGGGAAGGTGGCGCTGGTCGAGGCGTTCGCCAAGCTGACCGGGGTGAAGTAGATCGTCTAACGGTTGGGTGGCAGTGGCAACCCTAAAGACCACCACGGGGGCGGAGGGACTGCAAAGCCCTCCGCCCCTTACTCCTACCCACAAGGAAAGGGGTGATTCAGCATGGCTGCGACGGTCGAGATTGACGAGAAAAACGGGGCGCAGGGTTCAGAAGTCACGACGCACGGCATCACGAACAGTAACTACGGAGTGACTGACGCGGTCAACCTGAATCCGGCGACGTATCCGATCACTCCAGGAAACAACAGCTACCAGAAGTGGCAGCAATGGCACGTGACGGCGATGGGTGGGTCGGCCGCCGTCAAGAACCTGAAATACTTTGCGACGGCTCCGGCCGCGAACACCTCCCACCTCTTCAATGGGCATACCGTCCAGGGCACGTATGACGGCTCGAAGAAGACAGCCTACGAGACCCCCGATCAGACGAGCACCGATTGTCCCAACGCGGTTCCAACCTCCGCACCTGGTTCGGCCAACCTTGGGATTGGTGGTTCACTGACCGGTGAGATCGTCGCCCCTGGGTCCAGTGACCACGCTGTTTCGATCATCACAACCACAGGGTCGGCTGTTGCTGGCACAACGCTGACGGTCACGTTCCGGTACGACGAGATTGCCTAATCCCTAACAGAAAGGTGGAGCCCGCATGGACCTCATCAGCTTCCAGCGACGAGTTTCCGAAAAGAACCCAATCTTTCCGTACTCCTGGCAGGCCAATTACAAGGACGGCGGTCGGCTCAGTCAGTTTGATCTTGATGGACACCACTTCAGCCGAGAGATTGATTGTTCTCGGCTGACAGCACTCATCATCCTCGGACATCCGGACTCTCCCGTCACCCTGCCTGTTCTCTATCCAGATCGTCTTCCAGACGAAGTCATTATCAAGGCACAGGTGTCCCTGTCTCAGACGCTTGGTCAGGTGGGGATGACAAGAACCGTCCGGTACTTCTTCGGGTTCCGGTACGGGGACGAGAAATTTCTCCTGGAGATTGACGAACAGGGGAAACTCTGGAAGACCAATCACGAGGAGCAGACTGGACTGATCCTCCAGGGCTCCGTGCTCGATCAACTGTCCCAAAACTAAAGGTGGGGCCATGCACATCTTGAAAACACGCGCTACGGATGCGGGCAAGCTGGAACGCTGGCTCGGCAAAGCAAACGTAGAGCATGTGTCGTCCTTAATGAAGGGCTGGTACGGACCACCAATCCCTCTCGCTGGAGCGCCAGGCAAGGTGTATGCCTATCCTGGCGGAGACTTTCGTGGGCCGTTGCTCCACGGGGGGTTTGCCTCTGCTCTGGACATTGCCGAAGGCATGGCGCGGAGGTTCCGGTACGGTTTGCGGCAAGCCGCCAGGAACGCTCACTCTCAACTGGGTATGGGGTTTTCCAGTGCTTCTGATCTGATCTCTGAAGCTACGGTCGGCGGGAAGCGGAGAGAATTTCTCTTTAATAAGGTTGGGCCGACCGGGGTGGCGAACGTCACGAGTTCGCTGTGGCGGGTGGGTCCACAGCCGCCAGCCGGGGCTGCTCCAGCGGCCGCAGCGGGGGGGACAGCGTTTACAGACGCTTCTACTGGGGCTTTCCCGTTCGTGAATCCGACGAACCCGGACACCCAGCATTTTGTTTCCGGGTTCCCAACGGCATCGGTAGCCTTCAATACGCTGCTTCTCTATGATCTGCTCTTCGGGTGCGCGAAGATAATCAACAGCACGGGCGCTGAGGCGGTGAGCGGCGTTCCGACCAGGTATCAGAATCAATCCATGGGAGATGATTACATCGGTGGGAATTTTCTGTTCATCCAGGTCGGTGGGACCGCGATGGCGGCCACGGCGCACAACTGGACCGTCTGTCTTTACACGGATCAGGCTGGAGTCTCCTCTACGCTCCCATCGCTCACTGGAGCTTCCGGAGCCATCGTGGATCGGCTGGATCATCCCGCGCAGCAGTGGTTTGCGCCACTGGAGGCTGGGGATGTCGGGATCAAGGCTCTGACGCAGATGCAGTGTTCGGCACTGGTTGCGACGGGCGTGATCTGGTTTATGATCGGACATCCGATTGCGTGGATGCCATGCCCTGCCGCGAACATGGTCTGTCAGGCCGGTGGTATGAGTACCGCGTTCAACTTTGCTCGGATTTTCGATGACGCCTGTCTTGCGTTCCTCGAATGTATTAAGCCGAGCACAACGGCGACGACATACGGTGGGACCATCACAACGGTAGCCGGGTAACCATGCTAGTTTTTGAGTCCTCAGGATGTTGCCTTTGGAGCCGAACGCACTACCTGACGAATGTGGCGTCAGGCAGTCTTATAAACTTTGATCCGCTCGATCTCCCATTCGGCATCCAATCAACGACTACACAGTCCCCGACGAAGAGCGCCCAGTACCGGATTCAGGTCGCGGCTTCTCCGACGAAAGACGGCACGTACAGGATTCTGCTGGGGAATATAGACCAGACGAATTCCGCCCTCTACCGGTTGCAACCGACCAGTTCGCCGACGAAGTCCTCCCTCTACCGAGTCCTGGCGACCCTGAGCACACTCACGAAGTCGGCGCTGTACCGGATAGTGACTTCGACCGAGGTGTCGAAGTCAGCCCTCTACCGTATCAACTTGGTGGGCGAACTTGGGAAGGCCGCGCTGTATCGGCTACTCGTGCTTCTCAGCCCGACGAAAGAGGCCCAATACAGAATTCAGCGTGTCCTTGAGACGACGAAGGCTGCCCTCTATCGAGTGATGGGAACCGTGAGTCCGACGACATCTGCCCTTTACAGAGTACAGGCCGCTGCCGATGCTACCAAGGCCGCCCTGTACCGGGTGCTGGCAACCTTCAGCCCGACGAAGGATGCCCAGTACCGGCTCTTCGTGGCTGACCAGGCCATCCAGACGAGTGCTCAGTACCGGGCCTTGTTGGAACAGAACCCGACGAAGGCCGCGCTCTACCGAGTGAAGACCCTGTTGGACATGGCGAAGGAGGCTGGATACAGGGTGTCGGTAGAGTCCGGTCCTTCAATGTTTGGCATCTATCGAATCCTGGCTCCGGTCTCGCCGTCAACATCCGGCCAGTACAGATTGGTCGCCACGGCCAGCGTTTCGGTCAACGGAGATTATCTCCTGCTCCTGACTGCGAATCCCACAAGGGAGGCCAGCTATCGCCTCCAGGCGATGACGGCGATCAACAAGCTGGCAGAATATGTGGTGGACTTTGTCGGGGGAGGTTTCCTCGACATCACGAAGAACGCCCTGTATCGAATCTTCATCACCTTCTCGACTCCGTTCCAGGCTGTGTACCGAATACAAACGGGTGGAGAGACCACCAGGGAGGCGGAGTTTCGGATTGGTCTCGCCTTCTCTGTTGGAAAGAATTCGCAATACCGCGTGCATGCGACCGCCAGCCAGACGAAGGAAGCTGCCTATACGGTGGTTGGAGAACCGACCACACACGTCGAACCATACGGGTCGCGTCCGGTGCCGCCGACCTTCTTGACGAAGAAGAAGTCGCCGGGAACACTCTTGAATGATTGACAGGAGCTAAGATGACCAAGGTCAAGACATTGCACGGGCTCTACGAGAAGGGTGTCATGCACAAGACGGGCGAGACGTTCACGACCGCAGATCAGCGGGCGGTTCGCCTGGAAGAATTGGGTCACGTAGTTATCGTTGAAATTCTGCCCACAGAGCGAGCCGTGACAACGGACGCCCAAGCAGAATCATCGCCCCCCGCACCGGTCCCACAAGATCGGGCCATGCCATCCCCACCGAGAGGGCGAGGAAGGCCACGCAGGATTCCATGACGAGGTTAGACGAAGACCGAGTCCGAGTTCCCAGGAAGACAGAACAGGGACGGTGCGACTGTGACTGCGGATGCCAAAACCACACCAAGTACGAAGGCACGGTCTGTGATGCCTGTCTCCGAGGTCGCTGCCCAGGCGACCAAGACCGAGAGCCAAGCGCAGCTTACGATTTGGATTGACGCGCAGTTTCGCAGTCACCCACAAGTCCAGTTTCTCCTGTCCCAACCAGAGAAGTACCGGTGTTATTTTCTTGGAAGAGACCTGCCGCGCCCGGACATGATCCTCTCAAGAACGGCGGTGGGTGGGACGTGGATTACCGAGAGCTTCCTGGACAACATGACGAAGTTGATCGAGTTAATGCAGACGGCGCAACGGAAATTCCTGGCGGGATGACCATGCGGACACATTCGGTGCAATCCTATCCCGACAAAATGTCGGGATATTTGGCGGGATAATCAATGCAAGTGACTGTCCTTCAACCGCTGTACGAAAACGACAGGCACTTTCAGCCAGGGGAAGCCCTCTCCACAACTCCCTCACGAGGCTGGCGGCTTCAGGAGCTTGGTCTCGTCAAGGCTCCTGCGCCGTGGCAGTACGACTACAAGGACGAGTGGGCTGATCTCCGGAAGGTGATCGGCGCTCGACCGGAAGGCGTTGTGGCCTTCAAGACGAAGCGGTCCCGGTTGGATGAACTCAAGCCCGGTGAACGGTTCCTGATAATCAGGAAGTACGGCGGGCTCGGAGACATCCTGGTTACGTCCATGATGTTCCCAGACCTCCTGGAGCAGTACCCGGAGATCGAAGTTACCTACGCCCCACCCAAGCAGTACCACGCGCTCTTCGAGGGAACCGGGTTGAAGCTGCGGGCCTACGAAGAGGTGTACTCCGACACGGGGTACTATCATCGCGGGGGGGTGCAAGCGCCGATCCTCTCCCAGTACGAGTTGATCGAGGACATCTCTATCCCCTGTCATGTGTGGGAGAACTTCTTTGTCGCCTATGGAGGGGTGGACGGAGGGAACGGGCTCAAGTGGCGCAACCGGCTCGATATGTGGTCCCGATGGTTCGGCCTCACAGTCAAGCACCCACGAACCATCATCCGGCTGCGGTCTGACGAGATCGAGCAGGCCAGGAATATGCTAAAGGGCTTCGGTTCTGGGCCGTTTCTCTTGCTCGCTCCGTTCACCGGGAATCGCACGAAAAATTATCCTTGGTTCCTGGAGCTTGCTCGCAAGTTAGACAAAGACTGGCGGGTGATCCTTCTCCATGGCGAGCGACCGCACTGGAGCATCGGCTACCCCATCCTCGCCGGGCTGAGCTACCGCATGATGGGCGCCGTCTGCGCGGCCGCAGACATGATCGTGGCTGCCGACACGTCCGCGTTTCACTGGGGCGGGATTCTCAAGACTCCCACGGTGGGTATCTTCAATATCAACGACGGGGACACCTACTGTGCATATTACCCGACCGCTACGTCGGTGCAGTGCTGCGACACACCCTGTATCAACGTGAAGTACCGCAATTGCTCGAAGCACTATCAGGGAGACCTTCCTGCGATTTCCGGCATGGGCCTGGAAATGTCCAAGTGCTATTGGCCGGACACGGTCACCCAGATTGCGGATAAGGTTCGAGACCATGCTGGCGACTTCAAGGAAGCGGCTGTGAGGACACCATGACAGAGTGGGGACTGAGCATGGCCGGGTGCGAGGAAACGATTAGCTATGCTGCGCGTGAGGCCATGAGTAAGACGAAGGCGCCGTTCACGTACCTGGAGATCGGTGTGGCGGCTGGCGATACATTCAAACAGGTATGTAGAATTCTCGCAGAACAGGGAGAGTGGTCCTGGGAGGCCATCGGCGTAGAGCTTCCGAATGGCTGCGAGGGATTCATGATCCAAGATGCCTGGTGTCTTGACCAGGAAGCCTTCTACCGGAACACGGAACCCTACAAAGACAGGGTCACTTTGGTCCGCGCGGTCTCTCAGGAGTGGCTGGCCCAAACACAGGAGAGCTTTCACCTGGCTCTGATAGACGGCTGCCACGAGAAGGACTGTGTGAAAGCAGATTTTCTCGCCCTGGAACCCAAGGTCCCCGTTGGTGGATGCGTGATCTTCCACGATACTGCCCTATGGTCCCAGGGGGATTCCCCACAACCCCACAAGGGTCTTCCTATTGATACGCGCCTGGCCCTCCAAGAACTAGGTCTCCTGCCTGTCACTCGACTTGGCTGGGCATTTGTCGCGGAAGCAGATGGCGTACAGGATCAGGGCGGGCGTGGGTGCATGGTCTTTCAGCGGACAGGAGAGGCATCGTGAATCGTCTCGATACCATAACATCAACCGAAGACAAAGAGCGGCTGCACGTTGAGGGTCCGAGACCGCCGAAGCTGAAACTGAATCTCGGTTGCGGCAACGATTGGATGTTCATGGGTACCATCAACGTTGACTGCCGTAACCTTATTCCCCCAGAGGGAACCGTCTTCGTGCGAAACGACATCACCGACCTGAGTAATCTTTTCCAGGACGGGTGCGCGGATGAACTCTGGACCAAGGACGTGATCGAGCATTTCCCCCAGGGGGGGACTGGTAAGATTCTGGACGAGTGGGTCCGCCTACTCACACCAGGAGGCACGCTGCACCTCAAGTGTCCAGACCTGTACGCGCTGGCCAATTTCATTCTTTCGTCAAAGGACAAGGACGATGACACGAAGGCGCACCGGGTCTATGGCGGACAGGACTACCCGGAGAATTTCCACCGGGCGGGATTCAGCATCCCGTTGCTCACGAAGCTCCTCCAGGATCGCGGTATGACCGTAGTCAAGTCCTGGAATCAGGAAGAGACCAACCTCTGCATTGAGGCGGTCAAGAAGTAGGAGGCACCCATGTCCATCGCAACGATTGCCGAACTCAAGACCTACATGGGTATCACGGATGCTTTGCAAGACGCGAAGCTTACCCAGGTTCTCGCCGGGGTCGAGGCGTTCGTGACGACCCAGGCGGCACTGGTTGGTCACCAGTTGGAGAAGAAGGCATCCATCACGGAGTACCAAGACGGTGAAGATGGAGAACGGGTGTTCACCAGTCTCCGACCGATTCTTTCAGTGGCCAGTGTCCATGTCAGCCAGGCCGCAACCTGGGATGCGACTACGCTGCTCGCTGCGCAATACTATCGTGTGTATAAAGGGCCAGGGATCATCCGGCGAACCGACGAATTCACGTTTCCTGACGGTGTCCAGAACGTCCGGGTGATCTACGATGCTGGGTACGATCCTGTCACGGCTGACCTGAAGCTGGGGATTCTCTCGTTTGCGGCGGCGGTTGCGGTCCAGGCAGGCAAGGACGGGTACGAGTCGGAGAAATTGGGGGACTACAGCTACGCGATGGCCAGTCTCGAAAAGATGCCATCCATCAAGGTCCTCCTGGACCCGTACATCAACAAGCCGGTGGTGCTCTGATGGGCTTCCGCGACCTGCTGCTTTACAAGGCCACGGTCAAGCGGGCGACCTCCGAGACGGTGTCGGCGGCCGGAGAGGTGACGAAGAACTACACGACGATGTACTCCGACGTGCCCTGCTACGTGTACGCGGTCAGGGGTGGCCTGATCCGGTATGACTTCGGCGAGGTCACGGAAGCCATGTTTCGGGGGTACTTCCTGCTCACCCAGGACCTCCTGGCGACCGATAAAGTCGTAGTTGACGGAACCGAGTACACTGTTCTATTTGTCAGTAAGGCGCATGCGCACCACCTGGAGGCTGACCTGTCGGTTGGCCTGAAGAAGGGGTAATGGCAACTCAACACCCGCTCCCCTCCGGGGGCAAGATCACCTTCTACACGAGCGAGGTGAAGAGCGCCCTGGGGCAGAAGCAAGAGCGATTCGTCCGGACGGCCGTCCAGATGATCGAGGACCGGGTGAAATCGCTGATGACCAACTCCCCCCGTGGCGGTAAGGTTTACCGGGTGGGCAAGACCGCGACGAAGGCGGATCGGGCAGCCGGGCGGAGGTTCCGCTCTCACAAGGCGTCTGCGCCGGGGGAGCCGCCAGCGGTTAATACCGGACGCCTTCGGAATTCGGTCACCAGCCTGGTGATCCCCAGGATTTCCGGGGGTTACGAGGGAAGGGTCGGGTCGAACGTGAAGTATGCTAGACCACTGGAGACCGGGAACCCGCCGCACCTGAAGCCGCGCCCTGCCTGGCTGCCAGCCCTGCAATGGGTCTGGCCAAAGGTTGTGGCCATGTTCAAGGGGAAGTAGGCCGTGGCGGACCTGACAGACGTTCGGGAAGCGATCCGCCTGCACAGGTTGAACGACCGCCGGCGGCGGCGGTTTCTGTCCACCCGGGGCCGTTGCATCCGGGGCCGCCGGCCCGGCAGGGTTTC